CTGGGCCATTCTGCGGCGCTCGTCGGTGTCCAAGAACACGTAGTCGACGTAGAGCGAGGCAGCAACCAGGGACTGGTTGTAGGGTGTGGTGCTCTTGGCAGAGCCGCTGGAGCAGCTCAAGTCCTTGACGGCCCACAGGCACTCATCAATTGGGCGGATGTCCAAGTTGATCTTGACCTCGTGGTACTGAAGGGCGATCAAAGGCAGAGCAAGACCGGGGTTACGGCAGTACCAGAACTGGAAAGGCACGTACAGGGTGGTCTCAGGCAGAGCATTGCGGGGAGCGCACACCTGGCGGGGAGCGCTGCTATCGCAAGGACCATCGACGTTGGCGAAGGTGGGGTCAATCAGGTAGGTAAGCTGGGTGGTGTTACCGACCATCTTGTAGTACCCACGCTGTTGCTCAGAGGTGAGGGTCAACTGGTTCCAGATGTGCATCCAGTCACCGTACTGGCGGTCAATGCGCTGGCCACCAACCTCGACCTCAACCTGGGCGATCATCTGCTCACCGGGGAAGTCCAACCAGCGGGCGTACACACCGTTGTCACCGCTCTTGGCCATACTCTGGTTGATCTCAGGAAGAGTCACCTGGAAGTAGGTGCGGTAGGCAAGATCACCGTTGCGGCTGATCGTGCAAGTGACACGGCGACCGAAATCGGCCTGGCCGTTGAATGTCTGTTCGATGGATTCCATCGCGAAGTTGGTGTGGCGACGGTAGGTCACCTTCCAGAAAGTGATTTGGGGATTACCCGTAAGGTACACGTCCTGTGCACCGTAAGCGACAAGTTGCATCAATCCACCTCCCATGGTTATAGTATTGCTAAAGAAAAAAATGTGGGCGGATCGCACTTTTTTACGATCCCGAAATTGAGAACCCTTTCTCTACAAACTGTTGGAGGAAATCTTCTTGAAAAACCTCGCGCTTCCCTTCATGCTTCTTGGTAAAAATGTACTTGGATCCCTTGTTTTGGACCGTCCAACCTTCTTGAACCGCGTTGTAGATGAAAAGCATCTTGTTGAAGGTCTTCTGGTCCATCTGAACTCCTTCTTTGCGTCTTCTAACAACAATCTCCTTGGGTGAGTCCATCTTAGGAGAAAGGCAGAAAAGATGGCCGCCCCCTTAACGATTTGCTCATGAATTGGATTAAACAGAGACATGTTCCTCTAGTATATGCCCTTGTTCAAGCCTAAAAACAGTAAGAAGATTGTTGTGTCAGAGAAGGCTAGTACTACTCTAGACAGTAAGCATCGTCAAATACTGGAAGGCATATCTCACGATGAAGAGGTTACCCTTCCCGCCCTCATTGAGGAGAAGGAAGATATCAAAAGTTCACTTCGGGGAAAAGGGCTATCGATTGATAAGGCCCTTGAATTGAAAGATCGGCTCGCTCAGGTGCGTAGTCGCATTGCCGAGATTAAGAAGGCGAGAACCGACTACTATCTTGACAATGCTCAGTATGTATTCGAATACTTTGAGACCAAGAAGAAGATCGCTAGTGGCGAGAATAAGACAACCGTCCTGAATAACTTCTTCAACGTCAAGACCGAAGCCGACGTTGCTGAAGATGAAGAACGAAACACAGTCCAACAGTATCTAGCTAACGTCGATGAGACATTCGTGGACATGTCAGACTATGTCATGCCAACCGATGTATGCAAGTCCTGCAACAAAGGAGAGTTGATTCCTGTCGAGCACGAGGGCATCATGGTCTGCAATCACTGCTCTAAGAGCATCCGCTATCTAATTGAGAACGAAAAGCCGTCCTATAAAGAGCCGCCCAAGGAGGTATGCTGCTATGCCTACAAGCGTATCAACCATTTCCGCGAGATCCTCGCCCAATTCCAGGCCAAGGAGACCACCCAGATTCCTGACGAGGTCCTTGAGGATATCAGACGGCAAATCAAGAAGGAAAGGATCAAGCTCAGTCAAGTCACCAACAAGAAGGCAAAAGAGATTCTTAAGAAACTAGGGTACAACAAGTACTATGAGCATATTCCGTTCATCAAGGACAAACTAGGCATCCGCCCTCCAGTCATGAGCCCGGAGCTAGAGGAGCGGCTATGTAGTCTGTTCATGGAGATTCAAGCTCCTTACGCTAAGTACTGTCCAGAAGATAGAGTGAACTTCCTTAACTATTACTATACCATCTACAAGCTATGCGAACTCCTAGACCAGACCCAGTTCCTTCCATTCTTTCCCATGCTCAAAGACAGAGAGAAGATCATTGAGCAAGATGCAATATGGAAGCCTATATGTGGGGAGCTGAATTGGGAGTTTATCCCTACCGTCTAATTTGGGTCGCGTTCTCGTATTCTCTTCTCCAATGTCTCTTTGGCCTTTTGGTGATTAGCAACCTGTCCAAGCATTCCTCGTATTCGCTCGTGGTCTGCAGTGCGATCCGACTCGCCTGACAGGAATAGGTAAAATCTCGCTTCGCGTGTGGTCTTGACTAAAACGATCTTCTCATCCTCTTGGCGCTCTAGTGCATCGACTGCTAGGGACAGATCCCATACCTCTAATATAGGGAACCAGGTCTGGAGAGTCTCTGCTTCACCGGACTTGTAACCGCGTGCGTTGGACAATAACCAAGGAGACATGATACATACAATATCTATTTGGAAATCCTTCATAAGACGTGACATCTGTCTTATGAATGTTTATAGTTCTGGTGTCGCTTACATGCGCGGGAAACCAACCAAGTTGGCGCCAATACCGAGGCCGGCACCACTGCGGGCCTGCATGCTCATGCTTGGCACGTAGGTGTCGAGGATGCTGAAGGTCGCTGCGGCAGTCAGAGCGATCAGAGCAATCTCGTCCAAGGCCAATGAGCGCTTGGGGATAGCGAATGCAGCAAGAGCCACGAACAAGCCCTCAATGAGGTACTTGATGGCACGCTTAAGAAGTTCACCGAGGTTCAATCCGTCCATGCTTATAGTGATACGTTAGATAAAAATATCTGATGCGTCATAGGCTTAAAAATAGTCTCCTAACCAATCCTATATGTCTGCACCCAAAGGAGTTACAACACGTGAAACGCAACCTGGCGTAGCCAATCCCAAATATGTGGATGTGCTGGATGAGGACAAGCCGATCGCGGGCCAGAAGTTCGCTTGCGTGTCCTTCTTGTCCCCCGAAAAGATTGTCAAGGATCGGAATACATTTATGTTTGGGGAGTTCCTTAAACAATGGGACATGCAGAAGTCCATGGAGAAGTTCACCCAATTCATGAGCTTCATTTCCTTCAAACATGGTGTCTCTTTTGATGCTCTGACTGAGGACTTGAAGGAGTTCTGCAAGGAAGAGCGTGAGAAACTGTTTGCCACGAGCCTGGAGGACGAGTACAAGAACTTCTTGGATACCAATGAGGACCGCCTTGAGGCCGAGTTCGGTGAGCAGCACCAGTTCCAGACGAGTACACGTGGCATCAAAGTGCGTGGTTCTTTCCCAACCCAGCAGGAGGCCGAGCTTCGTTGTAAGCTTCTCCGCGAGGTGGACCCCAACCATGATGTGTATGTCGGTCCTGTTGGCATGTGGATGCCATGGCATCCTGAGGCCTACAAGACTGGACGGGTCGAGTATCTGGAGGACGAGCTCAACCAGCTTATGCACGAGAAGAACAAGAATGAGGCTACCGCCAAGCAGGAGTTCGAGAAGCGCGTGCGCGAGGCAAAGGAGAAGGCCATCGAGGACAACAAGAAGAAGGCCTTGGAGAGCGGCAACGTTCTGACGCAGACGATTGATGACCAGGGCAATCTGGTTGGCGTCCGTAACGCGGCCACTGTGGACGGCCGTCTTGGTGAGTCTGTGAGTGTGGCCGACGTGAGAAAGGAACTATTTGAGTCAGAGAATGTCGTTATTGATGGTAACAATGACCGCGGTCTTGGTCAGGTGCTTGAGAACAAGGCAAAGGCTGAAGCCGCTGCTGCGCAGGAATCAATTCAAGTAACCGAAGTCGATTCCAGCTCCAAGGAGGACTAAGTTTTTTCATCATGAATAATGTTTCATAATGAAATAAGTTGCCGACTTCTAGCCTGTCATGTTGTAAGTGAAGTTTACTGTGACACCGAGTTGGGCGTATCCTGGATTGGACGGAGCTGGAAGAGAGGCAGTTCCATACTTCTCATATCCAAGAGTACTTGTCCCGAGATTTACTTCGGTGCTCGTTCCCGCCACCGCTCGCTCGACGACGAACACAGTCCATGGTGTGCCTGCTGCGATTGGGAAAGGTTTATCTAATTCCACACATACCGGTTGAACATCCGTGTGGTCCGACAAATTAGCTGGGGCGGAGTTGCTTAATCTAGTAAATGGCATGTACTGACTTCCCATTGAAATAGCCGTACCTAGATTACGCTGGAACTTGCTGACCCTCACTGCCGTCGCGGTAGGGTTCGAGTCAAAATCCCAGGAAGAGTCAGCAGCTACGCTGTTCGGGATCCACGCTGCTGATGCGTCGAACCAAGTTGATCCACTATTGCCACTAACTTTACCCCATTGAGTGCTGAGATTCTGATATGTCC